ACCGTTTATAATTGTTTATTGAATTGATTGATGGAAAACACATTATTTGAAGTAGTTGCAAAAATACAACAGTTGTGAAAAAAGTTGTTGACAGATCTTCAAATACCGTTTATAATTGTTTATTGAATTGATTGATGGAAAACACATTATGACTGACATTACAGTTAAGCAAGACCTTAGTACAGGTAAGTACAACTGCCGTATCAACGGTAAATCCTTTGCATCTACAAAGCCTGCATACATTGAGTATATGTATCGTAAGCTGACTGGCAGTAAGGCATCATTCCAAAGAATTATGGAAATGTCAGGCAGTGCTCCAATTGTCGAGTCTACCGCTACTAAGTTCAACATTAATGAGCGTTTCGGTTTTGTCGAACAGCTTATCAAAATGGTTGCTGCTAATGTTCAGGCTTCTGCTATCATCACTGGCCAAGGCGGTTTAGGTAAAACCTATACCGTGCAACGTACCCTTGAAGCTGCAGGTTATACCGACATGTCTGATCTTGCTGACTTTCAGTCTGGTGCAGTAATTAATAAAACTAAGACCTATACAATGGTTAAGGGTTATTCTACCGCTAAAGGTCTGTATCGTACTCTGTTTGAACTGAATAACTCAGTTATCATATTTGACGACTGTGACGATGTTCTCAAAGACTCTACTGCCTTGAACTTACTTAAAGGCGCTCTTGATTCTAATGGTCGCCGTATTATTTCATGGCGTGCAGATATGCGTGACGATGATCTCCCACGTTCATTTGAGTTTACTGGTCGTATTATCTTTATTTCAAACCTTGACCAGTCACGCATTGACCAAGCAATTCGTAGCCGTTCAATGATGATCGATCTTACTATGACCGATGACCAAAAAATTGAGCGTATGGAGCACATTGCTAAATCTCCAGAATTTATGCCAGAATTTAGCTCTGTTTCAAAGGCTGATGCTCTTGAACTGATTCGTGGCCTTAAGTCAAGTGCCAAAGAAATATCTTTACGTACCTTAATTTCAGTTACAAAGATTCGTGTTGCCGGTGACAAGAACTGGAAAGGTCTTGCCGAATATGTATTATGTGTATAAGGAAATTAGGCTTTCAGAGCAGGAGTTTAAAGAATGATTACTTGCCCAAAATGCCTCACTTTAAATGCGCACTATAAGACTTTTGACAACTGACCAGTATAATACTATCAAATGCTATAAAACCTGCCACGCTGCCTCTAAACATGTGTTGTATTTATGCAACAATATGAAAAAAGTCCTTTACAAGATCCCTAAACTAGGGTATAATATCTATATTGAATAAGGAATCCTATGATTGATATACGAGTCAAAGGCGGCTCTAAGCTGCAGCACGAAATCGTGCGGAATCTAAGTCAGTTTGTTAAAGAAAAGTATTTTGACAATCATAAGAACGTATCGATTGAATTCACAATTAAGAAGCACCTAGGGCGCGATGACGGCCTTGACGGATTATGCTTTCCACTCAATAATACAAAGCCTCGTGAATTTGAAGTTGACATAGACAAAGATTTACCGCTAATGTATTTTATTAAAACCGTTATACACGAACTGATTCATGTTAAACAATATGTTACTGGTCAGCTGTCAGACAAAGTTGGTCATTCATCACGGGTTATCTGGAAAGGTATAGACCATAGTAAAACTACATATTCACGACAACCTTGGGAGCGTGAGGCATATAGACTACAAGAAAAGTTATTTATTGAATTTATGGCTAAATAATAATTGATAAGGAAACTATATTATGACATTTAAACTATTGAGCACAGGCAACCCTAAGACTCTTAAAGGCGAGGCACAGGGATACATGTCACACATCTTACACTTGGCTCCAGCTAATTTGAGCGGTGTATTGAACACATGCCCTAAGGCAACAGAAGGTTGTAAGTCGGCTTGCCTTAACACGGCAGGGCGTGGTGGTATGTTTAAGAAGGGCGAAAATACTAATATGATTCAAAAAGCTCGTATTCGTAAGACAGTTATGCTAGCAGAAAACCGTGATAGCTTTATGTCGACATTATTTGCTGACATTAAAAAGGCAATACGCTTGGCTAAGAAAAACGGATTCATTCCTGTGTTTCGATTAAATGGTACTAGCGACTTACCCTGGGAAAAATATATTGTCCCAGGTACTGATGTTAACATCTTTGAAGCATTTCCTGATGTACAGTTTTACGACTATACTAAAATCTTAGGACGTAAAATTAAATCATTAGCTAACTATCATTTGACATTCAGCCGAGCAGAAAATAACGACAAGGACTGTGAACGTGCAATGAGAGAAGGCATGAATGTTGCTGCAGTTTATGACAAGATTCCTGAAGGAATGTTTTCTGCAGACGAAACTGACTTACGTTTCCTTGATCCTAAGATCGGTTACATCGGTCTTAAAGCAAAGGGTCGTGCAAAGAAAGACACTTCAGGTTTTGTTATTTATAATTAAAGCAATAAATAAACGTTTACAAGGACTACACTTAATGATTAGATTCATAAGCTTAATCTTTACACTGATATTATTTGTCTTTTTAATATTTGCATACTTTAATTTAAATCTTGTTATAGAAACTAAAGCCTTTCCAGTTCAACCATATAATACAGTTGTAAGCACTACATTTATTAAAGATGTGGAATTACATAGGACACAAAATAGAATAAAGGTTATAGGAAAAGATCTTGAGTGTCTGGCGCATAACATTTACTATGAAGCTGGTATTGAACAATACCGAGGTAAAATAGCCGTTGCTCAGGTAACATGGAATAGAGTTAAGCACGGGCGATGGGGAGATTCCATATGTGATGTAGTCTATTCGCCACATCAATTTTCATGGACCAAAAAGCGTAAACTAGAAAAACCAAAAGGGCAATTATGGGAAGACTCTCTTCGTGCGGCTCATGATTTTGTCAAAGGCATACGAATTAAGTCTATGCAAGGCGTATTATATTATCATGCAACATGGTTAAATAAGCCGCCGTACTGGGCCAAGCATAAGATCCATGTTGTTGAAATTGGTCAACATGCTTTTTATAAACCTAAATTATAACTGGAAAACTATGTTAGAAACTATATGCGATGTTATGTTAGATGCATACAAGCGTAACTGGATTACCAGTCGTGATGGGAATGTAAGTATTCGTCATCATGACCGTGATCATTTTTATATTACACCTAGTGGAGTTCGTAAGCAGACACTACAACCTGACCAGTTTAAAAAAATACAGATTCAATCATTCATTAATAGCGGTGTTGGTTCTCTATCAATTATGCATAGCTGGAGAGAATTGCCTTATACAGATATTAGTGAAAAGTTAAAACCTAGTGGAGAGATTCCTTTACACTTTGGGCTTCAGCGCAGAATGGGACAACACTCTGATGATGTTCGAGTGATAGTTCATGTTCACCCTACATATTGTATTGCTGCTATGCATGCTGGTATCGATTTAAGCACAATAAGTAATGCATTTCCTGAGCTTAATCGATATACTCGTGTGGCGCCTAATGTCGGTGATGTTCCGCCTATTAGTCAAGAACTAGCAGACCAGTGTCATAAGAACTTAGGACTAGACAATGACGGTAATATTAAATATGATATTGTAGGCATCAAAGGACATGGCGTCGTAGCAGTTGACACAAGTCCATGGCGAGCATATGAACACATTGAGAGGTGTGAGCATATTTGTAAAATTGTATTAGCAAGCGGTAAATATTAAGCATGACTGACATAGAAGCGTATGACTTATATCCAGAACTAACGCACTGGTATGATAAGCTTTGGACTGCAACCGAATTTGGCTATCGTGTTGGTATCGAGCAAGTACCATGCGCTGGACACTATATAGTTCGTCCTATTATGAACTTACAAGGATGCGGTATTGGGGCTAAGATTAAATTTTATCGAAAAAACGAGACTATTCCAGACAATTGTTTCTGGTCGCAAATATTCCACGGTGACCATATTACAATAGACTACACACGAGTTAACGGAGTATGGCAACAAGGAAATACGTTTCAAGGATTCAACAGTCCGGACGATCTAATACATTTTAGCAGATGGACTAGAGTAGACTATAAGTTTATGCTGCCTGGAATTTTTAAAGAAATTACAGCGCCACACATAAACATAGAAATGATAGGTGGTAAAATTATTGAAGTACATTTAAGACACAATACCGATCCGGTCATGTATGACGAATTTATCCCTATTTGGCGTAAGGATCAAGCATGCCCTGCAGGGTACGATAGAATAGCGGATCGAGAACAACACATTGATAGACTAGGTTTTTTTGTAAAATAGGAGCACCATGTTAATAACTATCTTGAAGTATTTTATTGTATTTTTATTTGGATTAATGCTGTTTCCATTTGTACTAATTGGTCTTGAAGAATTGTATTTGCTATTTCATTAATGTATAAATAATGGTATAACAATTCTTTAGAGTATGCCATGAAATCATTTAAATCTTACATAGCAGAAGCAGCCACAGAAGGGGCAGTGCTAGAAGAAATTATTGTTGCTGCATGGAATAATGAAAAACAGCCGCCGGCCCGGGGTATCGACCCTTTGGCCGGTGATCGCATTGTTGCGTACCTAAAAAAGAATGGCGTAACTGGCAAGCGTGCATATAAGTTAGAAACCAAAGGCGTAAGCGTTACGCCTGAATGGTCTCAATTTTGGGCACCCGAATCCGTACCATCTTCAACTAAAACTCCTAAAACTGATATTATTATTGGTACTGATAGGTTTTCTTTAAAGATGGGACCAGCGCAACTTATGTCTGGCGGTGTAAACGAATCTCGTGCAACTTTTTATGCAGCGGCTCGTCATATGAAAACATTACCGCCAGCACTATCTGCTATCTGGGCTAATATGAATGAGTTAGCTAAGACATCAAAGGCGGCTGGTGGAGTCGAAGCAGAGCTGAAACTTGGTAAAGATAAAATATTATCTAAAGCAAATGAAGTAAACAATTTAGTTAAAGAACAACTTCGTAGTGTATTTAATACTGATGCTGGTTTTAAACGAGCATTCATTGAAGAAGCAATGACAGGAAAGCTAAAGTTTTCTGAGTCATCACTAGCCTATGCAGAATATATGTTATCAACAAACCCAGAAGGTACATCAGTTAAATTGTTTGCTGCTAATGATAAATCATTTATCGATAAGGTAGCCGCAGCCACTTCTGTTACTGTTAGATTTAAATCAACATCAGTTAAGGCAGCTGGTGCAAAGACAGGCGAATATAGATACTGGTCAGTAGTTAGTCTAGGCGTCAAAAAATTAGAAGAAGAAATTGAAGCAGCTGGTGATATGTTAAACGAAGGTTTGTTGACGAATATATACAATAAAGTAAAATCATTTATGATAAATATGTTTGCTAAAATATGGAATGCAATTAAAGACTCTGTTAAAAAAATATTAGAATTTTTTGGTATTGAGCCAATGGTTGCTTTTAAAAACAGAATTGACTTTAGCAGGTTTTAATAATGGCTGCTCAACAAGGATTCTTATATGAAGAAAATGCTGCTAAGTTATTGAAGTCTATGGAGTTAGTACCTAAGAACTTTACACCGGCCGGTGCTAGTTCACATCAACCAGATCTAATGTTAGTATATAATGGTCAAGAAGCTGGTTGCGAACTAAAAATTACTGCTGCTTCTGCAGGATCTCTTGTGCTAAAATATAATCGCTCAAATAAATTAAACCCTTGGTCGTTTAATACTATTAAAGAAACTGAAGATGAAAAACAATTCATGGCTGACCTTGCAAAAGAAGTAGGGTTGTTTAATTTAATCAAAAAGCAATGGAAAGAAATACCTTATAAAAGAGATAAAGATGACTTGTGGTTAGCTACGGCTGGAAAGCTTAACACACAACAAAGATATGAAAGGGATCGCGATACATTTTCAGACATACGTGGCGAAATTCCTGCAACAAAAATTGAACAATATTATAATAAAAAGAAAACATATTATGTCAATGTTGGAACACATGGATTTTATTTGTTAGGTTCTAAAAATCCGTTTGATCTTAAAGATGTTCCACGGTTTAGTGCTTCTGCTAAAGCAACATATAGGGCTCGTGTACAATATAAAGGATCTGGTAATTATCAGTTTACTTTTGAAATGCAATTTAGCATGAAACAAAAATCAGAATTCAATATTGCACCAGTAGATGGTAAGTCAGTAAATATAATTAAATCAAAATTAAACATCAGTTGTTTTAGGTAAACAAAAATGAAATCGTTTAAATCTTATATAACAGAATCAGCAGTTGGGTCTGGTAAGAACAAAACTGGTGGTTATCTAAATTTTTATCCACACAGTTTATATATGAACTAGATCATTATAAAGATAAAACAAAAATCATAACATCACTAGTTGGTTATGCAGCATCTGAATCAGAATTATCTGGTCCATATTTAAAAGTATCATAATGTTTATATACAAGACTACTAATAAAATTAATAATAAGCAATATATTGGCTTATGCACGCGCGATGATAAAAATTACTTAGGCTCTGGCAAATTATTAAAATTAGCAATTATTAAGTATGGCCGAGATAATTTTGTAAGAGAAGTTTTGGAAGAATGCGACACGTTTGAGCAATTATTGGAAAAAGAAATTTATTGGATTAATTATTATGACGCAGTTAACAATGAAAACTTTTATAATTTAAGCATAGGTGGTTATGCTGGCAATGCTATTTTAGTAAAAGAGTATTGGGACTCAATGACTAAAGAAGAAAGAAAATATGCTAGGAAATGGAATGGCCATTTTACTAACTTAGATCAAACTGGTGATAAACATATTAGTAAAAATAGTAATGAATGGTGTGAAAAAGTTGCAACAGGAGTAAAGAACACTTGGGATAATTATACTGTAGAAGAACGTTCTGCTCGTGGTAAAATAATTTCTAAATCTCGTAAAGAATCTGGAATTGCAAAGGGTAATAAAAATCCGCTATTTGGCCGTAGTATAGTTACTGAAAGAAATTTAAAATGGTACACTAATGGAATAAATACCATTTATGTAACTGAAGGCACTCAGCCTGAACACTATTATAGAGGCAGAACTATTAAGCCTTCATTTAAAACACAAAGGGTTAATGATGATATCGTTTAAATCATATATAGCAGAGGCTGCTGTAGGTTCTGGTAAAAATTTGCATCTTGTACATGTTGAAGATGCAGTTATATATGGTGGAGTTGATGGCGCACGCCAAGCAATCAATGCTTTACGTTCAATGCGTGATATGTTAGCCGGAAATACTAAGTCTTCATTTAATGCAACTATAAAATTTGATGGAGCACCTGCAATCTTTTGTGGTACAGACCCGCGTGATGGCCAATTCTTTGTCGCAAAGAAAGGTATCTTTAATAAAAACCCTAAGGTCTATAAAACAAATAAAGAGATTGATGCAGAATTGTCTGGAGATCTGGCAGCTAAATTTAAAACTTGTCTGGCAGAATTACCTAAGCTTGGTATTAAAGATGTTATTCAAGGCGACTTAATGTTTACTAAGTCAGACCTTAAGGCCGAAACAATAGACGGTGAATCATATTTAACATTTCAACCAAACACTATTCTTTATGCAGTTCCAGCAAAATCTGAAATTGCGCGTAAACTTAAGGCAGCTAAAATGGGTATCGTATTTCATACCCGTTATAAAGGATCTTCATTTGAAACAATGACCGCATCATATGATGTCAAGATGTCAGAGTTCAAATCAGTATCTAGTGTCTGGGCGCGTGATGCTCAAATTACAGACGTGTCTGGTACTGCAACAATGACTGCAACCGATACAAAAGAAGTTACTGCTGCGCTATCAATTGCTGGCACTATATTCCAAAAGATAGCAGGGTCTACTCTTCGTCAAATATCAAATGATCCCGATTTAGCTAGTACAATTGAAACATATAATAATACGTTTGTTCGAGCAAATCAACGTATAACAAATACTGCTAAACATGTCAATGGTCTAATTACATTTATTAAAAACAAATACCAAAAAGAAATTGATTCGCGTAAGACTGATAAAGGTAAAAGCGCTCAGCGTGAAAAGATGGAAGCTGATCTTAAATTCTTTTCACCACAGAATAAAACAAACTTAAAATTAATGTTTGACCTTCAGAGCGCACTGGTTGATGCAAAGATGATCATCCTTGCTAAGCTAAACAAGTTAAATGATATGTCGCTATTTGTTCGTACACGTAATGGATTTAAAGTAACAAATACAGAAGGTTATGTTGCAATCGACCATCTGACCGGCGGAGCTCTTAAACTCGTAGACCGAATGGAATTTTCATACTTGAATTTTTCGCCAGACGTAGTGAAAGGCTGGGACTCTGCATAAAATATTTTGAAATAATGCAATAACTTTCACAATTGTTGATCCTTTAGGAAATGAGCACAGCGTTAGTAATCTAAAACAATGGTGTAAAGATCAAAATTTTCTATATTTGGCCACATTTGGAAAACGCGGTTGGAAAGGTTGGTACATAAAAGAAAAAGCTTAAGAAGTAAATTTATATAAATACTATTATGAATATTTTTATTATAGGCTAGCATATTATTTTGATATGCTAATCCTAATGGGGAAACAATGAAGTCATTCAAAGAATATATTGCAGAAGAGACTGTTAGTACAGGTGATGAAGATCTTACCGAAGTGCTATCAATGCAGTCTCGTCTGAAGAAAAAACAATCACTTCGCCGCAACAAAGCTAAAATCAAATTAGGTAAGTTACGAGCATCACGACGTATTGCTTCTACCGATGTTATTAAATTGCGCGCTCGACGAGCTGCACGAACCTTTATGTTAAAGAGGCTAATCAAAGGTAAATCAAAATCTGACTTACCTTATTCTACACGTCAAACATACGAAAAGATAATTAATAAACGCAAGTCTGCAATCGATAAAATTGCACGTCGTCTTATACCTCGCATTCGTAGAGCAGAAATGCAACGTAAGCTTGGCAGAAAACCTGATGCAAATCAAACAGCAAAAGTTGCTACAGGAAATATTGCTACAGGAAAATCATAAGATGTCAGTCAAATCATTTAGCCAATATATTACTGAAGCTACAAAAGAAGTGACCATTTCTTGGGGTCGATTTAATCCTCCAACAATTGGTCATGAAAAGTTAATGGATGCTGTTGCAAAAGTTGCTAAGGGCGGTGAATATAGAATCTATGCATCACAGTCTACTGACGCTAAAAAAAATCCATTAGACTATACTAGTAAAGTAAAGTTTATGCGCAAGATGTTCCCACGTCATGCACGTGCAATCATACTTGATCCTTCTATAAAAACATTGTTTGATTTATTGAATAAGTTGTATAATGAAGGTTATAGAAAGGTTAACTTTATTGCTGGTTCAGATCGCGTTCCAGAATATGAAGCTCTGACAAATAAATACAATGGTGTAAAAGGTCGACATGGTTTTTATAACTTTGAAGGCGGAGTAAATATTATTTCTGCTGGTGAAAGAGATCCTGATGCAGATGGCGCAGAAGGAATGTCGGCGTCTAAACTTAGAGCAGCTGCCACCGATAATGATTACCAATTGTTTACCAAAGGTATGCCACGCGGATTTAAAGAATCAAAGGCATTATTTAATGCAGTGCGTAAAAGCATGGGTCTTAAAGAATCATATGACTTCCGTTCGCATATTCAATTAGATTCTGTATCAGATACTCGTGAAGCATATATTGCTGGTGCTCTCTATCAGGTAGGCAATAGTGTTATTGTAAAAGAAACTGACGAAGTTGGAACTGTTGTAATGCTAGGCTCAAACTATGTCTTAGTTGAAATGGCTTGTGGTAAAAAAACTCGTAAGTGGTTAGAGTCTGTTAAGAAAGTTGCTACTGATGTTGATGATAATGTTGTTATCGTTGACAAAAAGAAAAAGACTAACTGTAAAGAATCATTTACTTCCTTTTCCAAATTTATCAATCGGAAATCATAATGAAAACTATTAAAGAATTATATGGAATATCAGAAGAGCATGGTGCTGGCGATGCAGGTACATCAGCCTTAGTTGCAAAATATAAAAATGCAACTCCAGGACAGTCTGATACATTAAAAGTAAAGCAACGACAACAAGCAGCTCGCCGTGGCGACAAGTTAAATACAGTTAGTGAAGAATCTTCATACCGAGTTGAAGTTGAAGGTTTACCTACAATGTATATTAATTCAAAGTCACCGACTGAAGTCAAAGCTAACTTACGCAGACTTCTGAAGAAAGCTGACCAAATTAAATCAGTTGACCGTGTACCAGAATCTGAAGTGCGTAAAGCATTTAGGCTTAAGTCTCAAGGTAAAGAAACCGAACAAACCGTAGATGAAAACTATCAAGATCCAGAATTAGAAAAAACTGAAATGGCTCAAACCCAATTACATTTTATTGCATATGCAGCAGAAGAAATTTTAGACTATATTGAAATGGGCGGCAATATAGAAGAATGGTATCAAAATAAACTTAGTAAATCTCATTCTGATATGGAAGGTCTTCATTCATATATTGAAGGCGAAAAACGCCGTTTAGGATTAGATGAAGGTTATAATACTACAGAAACAATTGATGAAGCCGATAAGAAAATGAAAGGTGAAGATCCTTGCTGGAAAGATTATGAAATGATTGGTACAAAAAATAAAGGTGGCAAGCAAGTACCTAACTGTGTACCAAAAACAAATGAAGCTTCGACAATGCTAAAGAATGTTAAACGTATGTTAAAAGGTACTGATGCATATTCGCGTGCAAAGGAAGAAGGCGGTAAAATGGTAGCTGCTTCAGATAGCGGAAACTCTAAGGCTGCGCTCAAACATTCTATTCGCGTACGTAGGTTATTATCACTAGATAAAAATGAAAGCCTAGATCCTTCTATGGGTGCTGGTGAATATGTTAAAGATTTTCGTAAGTCAGATGCTCCTCAGTTCAAAGGTAAAAGCAAAGAAGAACGACAAAAAATGGCAGTAGCCGCTTTTCTTTCTGCAAAGGATAATAAACAAGATTAATATGCAAAGCTTTAAACAATTTATATCTGAAGAAGGCGAACATGAAGGCAAAAGTGTAAAGCTTAATGATCCTTTTCGTACGCCAGGCGGTCCAAAAAAGTTTTCTGTATATGTTAAGAATGAAAAAGGCAATACAGTAAAAGTTAATTTTGGTGATCCTAATATGGAAATTAAACGGGATAACCCTGAACGTAAAAAGAATTTTAGGGCAAGGCATGGTTGTGATAGCCCTGGCCCGAAGTGGAAAGCAAACTATTGGTCATGTAAAATGTGGTCCTCAAGCAAAGTATCGGATTTAGACTAATAAGGGAAGCAATAATGGCATCAGTTTCACAAGACACAAAAACTCATTTAACTACACTAGAGAGAAAGATCGACCAACATATGATTCAGAGTGAAAGCTCTGACTATCGTATGAATCGAATAGAACAAAAATTAGACCAACTAGCAGATGCAGTTATATCAATTGCACGTGCAGAAGAAAAGATTGCAATATTAATGAATGACACAAAAGAGATTAAGACTGGATTGGCAGAATCACTTAGCCATATTCATGATGTCGAATTATTAACACAATCTAATACTTCGGATTTAAAAACGTTAAGCAGATTTTTTTGGCTAATTGCTACAACAACAATTACCATCGCAGCCACAGCAATTGCTATGGCCACTGGTTTACTTTAGACAATAAGGAATAAAAATGTTATTAGATATTGAAAATAAAGCAATTGCCGAAGCATATTTAAAAATGCAAGAGGCAGCCGCCGCAAAGAAGAAGACTGATCTTATAGGCAAGGAGGACGCAGATATTGATAATGACGGTGATACTGATTCGTCTGATGAATACATTCATGCCAGACGTAAAGCAATTGCTGCAAAGACAAAGTCTGAAGCAATGGAAGTTGAACTGC